CCGCGCGCACCATCCTTGCGCTCGATCTCGGCACCACGACCGGCTGGGCGCTGCGCGGCCATGACGGGCTGATCACCAGCGGAACAGCATCGTTCAGGCCCGGCCGCTTCGATGGCGGCGGCATGCGGTATCTGCGCTTCACCAACTGGCTGACCGAGCTGGACCGGCTGTCTGGCCCGATCGCGACGATCTGGTTCGAGGAAGTGCGCCGCCACGCAGGCACCGACGCAGCCCACGTCTTTGGTGGACTGCTTGGTGTGCTGACCAGTTGGGCGGAATTGCGCGGCGTTCCCTATCAAGGCGTACCCGTTGGCACGATCAAAAAATATGCCACCGGTCGCGGCAACGCCAACAAGCAGGCAATGATCGACGCGGCCCGCGCCCGTGGGTTCAGCCCGGCCGACGACAACGAGGCCGACGCCATCGCCATTCTGCTCTGGGCCATCGAGACCCGGGGAGGTGCGGTATGAGCTTCCACCCGAAAGGCTACGGCGGTCACCGCCGCGATCCCGAACAGGTCAAGCGCGACGGTTGGCACGACCAGCAGATGCTGGCTGTGTCGCTGGACGACCACCGCCTCACCTGGCCCGAGCGCGAACTGGTTCGGCAACTGGGCGAGCGGCTCTATGGCAAGCGGCAGGAGGACCGACGTCATGGCTGACTGGACCACGGGCCGCGTGCAGGACCGGCTGGAGCTGGCCGCAGACGTGTTCGCGCAACTGCCCGGCGTGAAGCCCACGGGCTACTTCAACGCCTGGCCCGAGTATTTCCACAGCTTCGCCGATCATGTGGGGCAAGAGCCGGAAACGCGCCGCCCGCGCCCTACCCCGCGCCAGATCACCGAAGCCGAGGAGGCGATGCTCTGGCTGCGCTGGCTGGAGCGTGACGACGCGCGCATCGTCTGGCTGCGCGCAAGGGGCAAGCCGTGGAAGAAGATCACCTGGGAGATCGGGCTCAGCCGTCCGGCCGCCAACCGCCACTGGCAGTACGGCGTCGCGCTGATCACCTGGCGGCTCCATGGCCGCGTGCCATCATCGCGGCGCTCGAGGCGGTTCGTGATCGACAACGCCGACAGCCTGTCAAGGAAAATCATCCTGTGACGGAATTTTCGGGGAGACATCCCGTGGGGTTCACCAAGCCGGCCTCGGGGCCTACAAATGGGTTATGCTCGCACGAGGCGTGAGCGACGGAACAGCACGACACGACTGGATTCCGGGGTCCACCCGGGGTCCAGTTGGGAATCCAGAAGGGGACACGATGGCACGAGAGCGGCGACAGTTCGACACCGGACAAACGGTGACCGGTTGACCGGAAAAACGATCTCCGCCACCCGCTAAGTCATTGATTTAATGGTTCCTTTCTGTGCACTTCGTATGCTGGCGGGCGAAGCGCGCAATTTCGCCAGCGACAGGGCCGTTTTTTTGGGAGTCCACCCCGCGTGGAGTCCACCCCTAAAACCGGAAATAACCACGCAATAACAGCGGCTTGGAGGGTGGATTCCGCGGTGGATAGCCTGGACTCCGGAGTCCAGCGGGAATCCAGCTTGGAGTCCAGTGAAGTCCGCGCTGAAGGAATTCATCCTGGCGCCCGGTTCGGCGACACCTCCTCCCAGAATTGCCGCCGAACCCACGCTCGCCTGAGTGTATCGATGCCACCGAAGCCGATAGCAGCGTGCAGCGCATCCCCTCCGGTTGCGCCACTGGGCACCAATACAGAATCCGAATGTAACAAGATTTCATGCTGCTGTCGCGCTTTGCGTTGCACCGAAACCGATCAAACAGGATCACACGCACATGACCCTCGCCTTCGCCCCCGAGCGGATCGAGCACTGGCCGCTGGCCAGGCTCCAGCCCTATGCCCGCAATGCCAAGCAGCATGGTGCCGACCAGGTCGCAAAGCTTGCCGCCAGCATGGCCGAGTTCGGCTGGACCGTGCCGTGCCTCGTGGCCGAGGATGGCGAGCTGATCGCCGGGCATGGGCGCGTGCTGGCCGCCACGCAGCTGGGGCTGGAAGAGGCGCCGGTGATCGTGCTGGGGCATTTGACCGAGGCGCAGCGGCGGGCCTACCGGATCGCCGACAACAAATTGACCGAACTCGGGACGTGGGACGAGGCTGCGCTGTCGGCGGAACTGAACGAGCTACTGGCGGAGGATTTCGACCTGTCGCTGGTGGGCTTTTCCGACGGCGAGTTGGACAAGCTGCTGGCCTTCGAGCCGGAGGATGACGGTGAAGAAAGTGGTGGCGCTGGCAGCACAACGCCGCCGGTGGTGATCCCCGAACCGCCGCGCAATCCGGCGTCGCGGACGGGCGATCTGTGGATCCTTGGTGATCACCGGCTGCTCTGCGGCGACAGCACCAGCGAAACGGACGTGCGCCGCCTGATGAACGGCGAACGCGCGATCCTGTTCGCGACCGATCCGCCATACCTTGTGGATTACGACGGCTCGAACCACCCGACACGCAACAAGGACTGGAGCCAGAGCTACGGCAACACGTGGGACGACAGTTCGCAGGGCGCGGAACTCTACGACGGCTTCATCTCCGCCGCCGTGGCTGAGGCGATCACCGAGGATGCCGCGTGGTATTGCTGGCACGCGTCGCGCCGGCAGGCGATGCTGGAGGCCTGTTGGGAAAAGGCCGGGGCCTTCGTGCATCAGCAGATCATCTGGGTGAAGGATCGCGGGGTCCTGACCCGGTCGCATTACCTCTGGAAGCACGAGCCCTGTTTCATGGGCTGGCGCCGTCCGAACCGGCCGCCAAAGGTCGCCGAGCAAACGCTGCCTTCGACATGGGAAATGCCCAGCTTCACCAAGGACGAGCGTCCCGACCATCCGACGCCGAAGCCGCTGGACGCGTTTGGCATCCCGATGCGGCAGCACGTCGCGCGGGGCGGTCTGGCTTACGAGCCCTTCGCCGGCTCCGGCTCACAGATCATGGCGGGCGAGGCCAACGGGCGGCGCGTGTTCGCGATGGAGATCAGCCCGGCCTATGTCGATGTCGCCGTGGAGCGCTGGCAGGCGGACACTGGCAAGGACGCGATCCTCGACGGCGACGGCCGGACTTTTGCCGAGGTGAAGTCGGAGCGGCTTGGCGACAAGGCAGACGCTGCCGCCTGATGGCCGTCTACTACAATGATACCGATCCCGCCGCCTGTGCCTGGCTGCGGGAACTGATCGCGGCCGGGCTGCTGCCCGCGGGCGAGGTGGATGCGCGGTCCATCCTCGACGTCACGCCGTCGGACCTGCGGGGCTTTAAGCAATGCCATTTCTTCGCCGGGATCGGCGGCTGGCCCTACGCGCTGCGCCTCGCCGGCGTGGTCGAGGATCTGCCCGTCTGGACCGGCTCGCCGCCCTGCCAGCCCTTCAGCCAGGCCGGACAGCGCAAGGGACAGGACGATGATCGCCACCTCGCCCCCGCCTTCCTGCGGCTCGTCGCCGCCTGCCGACCTGGCCTCGTCTTCGGCGAACAGGTCGCGAGCGCGGCTGTGCTCGGACGCGTTGGCGCAGCGTCTCGAAAGCCGGCTGCGGGTGCAGATGACTGGGCGTGGTTCGACGCTCTGGCGGATGCGCTGGAAGCGGCATCTTACGCCGTCGCGGCGTCCGATCTGCCGGCTACGGGCATCAGCGCGCCGCATATCCGCCAGCGACTGTTCTTCGGCGCCTTCGCCATCGGTGCTGCCGCAGGCAGGTTGGGCGACGGCATCTGCGCGGGATCACAAGGACGGGTCGGAGTGCCCGGCGGTGCCGATCAACGCGCTGCTCGGTCGGCAGGTCTGGCTGGCGGGCTGGCCAACGGCGATGGCCGGATCACCGGCGACGGACAGCTACAACGCGGCGGGCAACACCGATGCCAGCCGCAGGACGGTGAAGCTGGTCGATTGGTCCAATGCGACTGCGAGCCTGCCGGGACCGGCGCGACGGACGGCATCTGGCGTGACGCTGACTGGCTCCTCTGCCGCGATGGCCGCTGGAGGCCCGTTGAACCCGGAACATTCCCGCTGGCTGATGGGGTATCCGGCCGAATGGGGCTCCTGCGGGGCTACGGCAATGCGATCGTGCCGCCGCTCGCGGCGGAATTCGTGAGCGCGTTTCTCGAATGCCTGCCTAAGGGGACGGGATCAAGCAGACGCGTACCATGTCGGTGATTGTGGCCGCGACGAATGTCGTCGTCGGGTACGGGCTCGCCGTTGTAACTAAGAACCTGAAGATCCGGGTAGCCTTCACGATTGCGAGCCTCGCCAAATCCTATGCGCTGAGGCGGCTGTTCGCGGCAGGAAAGATGCGATGACACATGGGCAGCGATGCAGGGCCTGTCGGCCGCCTGGGTTCACCTCGGCAACTTGGTAATTCCTTGCTTTTTTGGGGAAAGACGGCGGTGACGCAGGGAGGAGGAGAGCGCCACCGCCATATTTTGAAGACTTAGGGAGGAGGAAAAGCCTTCGTTTTTGTAGGTAACGTCTATGGACGTTGATCGAAAGACCAAATGCTGCAATGCAGCATTGTAGACTGTGCAATGCTCAATAATCAGGCAGGACTGTGGCTCGATTGCCCAAAAATGAGGTGACTTCTCTTGGGCGCTTCAGGAATACTTATGGAATACAGAAACTGAGGACGCCGCCGGGTGCCACAAACGCTTACCATGTCGCTTATTGAGGCGGCGGCAAACGTTGTCGTCGGCTACGTTTTGGCCATCGCCACGCAGATCGTCGTGTTCCCATGGTTCGGGATCGAGGCCGCAATTGGCGAGCATCTGGCGATCGGTCTCGTATTCCTCGCAGTCTCGCTGATCCGTGGCTACCTGCTGCGGCGGTTGTTCGAGCGCCTACGGTTTGTCGCATTGCGCCGTTGACCCGTCCGCCCGGTTCGGTCAGTCACGCCATCGACAGCTGCGGCGACGGTGGGTGACATGGGACAGCAGGAACATATCCGAGAAAAGCTCGAAAAACTGGAGGCGCTCTTCGCGCGCGGCGCAACCGAAGGCGAGCGCGTGGCGGCCGGCGCCGCGCTCGATCGTCTGAACAGCCGTCTCGATACAGGCGCGCAGGAAGAGAAGATCGAGTTTCAATATTCGCTCCCGGACGTTTGGGCGGTGAAAATCTTCGTGGCGCTGTGCCGCAAGCATGGCGTGCATCCGTATCGCTATCCGCGTCAGCGTCGCACCACGGTGATGGTGAATGTTCAGAAATCGGTGTTCGAGCAAACCGTGATGGCCGAGTTCGAGATGCTGCATGCGGAACTCGTGGCGTACTTCAAGGATACGGTCGATCATCTGATCGCCGACGCCATGAAGTCCGATGGCGAGGATGCAAACCTCGAACGGCCCCAGATCGGTCGATAAAAAAAGGGCCAGCGCGTGGCTGGCCCGAGTTGAGACAGGCGAAGCGGTGCGCAGCACCACTTCGGGCAATTGAGGTTTCATACAGGCGCAACCTCATCGGTCAGCATCACGATGCCGGACGATTCTGCAACAAGCATCGAGGCTTGCGGCACAATAGGTCACCCGGAGGTCACAGGGTGCTGGGTTCAATTTTGTATACGCGCCCCCGATCCGCGATCTTCTCGGAGGTGATCGTCAGCCCGAGCTTCTTCTTCAACGCGCCGGACATTGCCCCTCTCGCAGTGTGTGGTTGCCATTCTAATGCTGCCACGATCTCGTCGATGGTCGCGCCGCCCTCGGCGCTGAGCATCGCGATCAGCGCTTCCTGCTTGGTGCCGCTGCGGCGGCGCACGGGCTGCGGGGCGGCCTCGGCCTCCGGCTGGCCAGTGCCCTGCGTGTCAGGAGCGTCCGTGATCCCGAGGGTGCTGTAGGCCAGCGGTGTGGCGCGCAGCGTGACGGGCCCGCGGTCTTCGTCGTGCCGGTACACGGTGTTGAGGTCGGTGGCGGGGATTTCCTCGATCAGCCCCTGCTTCAGCAGGCTTTTGCAGACATTGCCGACGGCACCGCCCTTTAGGCCGGTGGTGACGGGAAACACGGCCCCGTCCTCGCGCGCGCAGGCGGCGGACAGGATGACGGCTTGGGCGTCGGATAGCTGGATCTGGGTCATGGTTGGTCTCCGGTTTGGGCCCTTGCGACATGCAAGGGCTTCTATCGGGTGAAGCCCACCGTGAAGGCGGGCTGTCCGGGATAAGGGCCGGAAGGGGTTAGCCGACGTATTCGCCTTCGCCGAAGGCGCTGTCTGTGATGCGCTTGAGCAGGCTGGCGTAATGCTCGAGCGTGCCGACCATCGCCCAGCCCACCTCGTCGGGGTGGGTCTCGAAATGATCGTCGCTGAGCGCCTGCAGGCGCGCGAGCCTCTCGTCGATCTCTGCTTTCTTGCCGATGAAGGCGGCGAGCGCGGCTTGCTTGTTGCGCCGCGCCTTCTCGGCGCGCAGCTGGTGGCGGGGTGTGGTTTGCGGGTTGAGGCTGGTCATGGCGTGGCTCCTTGGGGTGAGTTGCATCGTTTTGGTGAGACCACCATCGCTCTGCCGGTCCGATTATCGTAGGTAAATCAGCGCCATAAGATTGCGTTCTGCTCATCCGATTCGATCATCATCGATCAGCGCCGCTTGATCCGCCTCGTGCCGCTGGGCCGCGTCGGGCGGGTCGCGATGCGCGTTGACCATGGCCACGAAGAGCGCGCGACTGATGGCCGCCACATCGTCAGCCCCGGCGCTGGTGAGATGCACATCGTGAATGGCGATGGCCTCGCCCAGATCGGTTAAGACATAGAGCGTGGCGAACTCCGCCTCGGGCGGGTCGCAGGTGACGGTGTTGCGATCATCTCGGCTAACCGCGACACTGCGGCAGGACCGCAGGTCAAATCCAATGGCGCAGTTGCGGCGCACGATGTCGTCGAGGGTCTCGCCATCAGGCAGGCAGTTGCAGGACATGTCCATCGGGACCTCCTTCAGATCAGTTGCACACTCGCCAGAAACGCGCTGGCGGCAGCAAGCTGGGTGGTCGGCAGCTCGATCTTGATGTGCGAGATCACGTCCGAGGCCTCGGCCGTGAACCCCTCGTCACGCAGCGCGGCCTCGATCATCCGTGCGGCAGCGTCGTGGTCCTTGAGGTTCAGTGGATCGGGCAGCGCGGCGTGATCGATTCGGATGGTGGTGATGGCGGTCATGGTCGTGTCCTTTCAGGCGTTGGTGGAAGCGCAGCGTCCGGCATCAAAGGCTGCTTCCAGCGCGGAGCGGATTGCCCAGACGGCGTGCTCGTGGAAATCGAGACTGTCAGCGTTCCGGGTCTCGAGGGTATCGAGAAACAGGTGGCGTTCCGCGATCTCGAGAAGCAGCGCATCGCGATCATGATCCGGCGTGGGGTTTTCCTGGGTGGTCATTGGGCTCTCTCCGATCCTGATGCGTTTCCCGGATCCAAGACTCGCTCGACCGGACAGCGTAATCAACTGAAATCGCAGTAATTCCATTGCTTTATCCGGAGGGCGGTCGGTCGATGCAGGGCATGAGCGAGCGCGGCTACGCAGCCCGTGTCGGGCTGTCGCGCGGGGCGGTGCAGAAGGCCAAGGAGGCCGGGCGGCTGGTGCTGCACGCGGATGGCAGCATCGATGCCGACGCCTCGGACAAGCGGCGGGCCGAGACGACCGATCCGTCGAAGGTCCGCAAGGCTCCTGCGCAGAAGATGAAGCCGGTGCCCGAGGCGGCGGTCTCGGCCGTCGGCGAAACGCTGAAGGAACAGGGCATAGCCGCGCCGCCGGTCGGCGGTGGCACGACCTTCCTGCAGGCCAAGACCGCCAACGAGGTGATGAAGGCGCAGGAGCGGCGGCTGCGGCTGCAAAAGCTCAAGGGAGAGCTGGTCGACCGGGCCCGGGCGGAAACGCTGATGTTCCGGCTGGCGCGGGACGAGCGCGATGCGTGGGTGACCTGGCCCGCGCGGGTCGCGGCGCTGATGGCGTCGGAGCTGACCGCGGCGCTCGGGGACGGGACCGAGGTCGAGGCGGCGGTGATGCAGAAGGTTCTGGAAACCCATGTCCGCGCGCAACTCGACAGCCTCGCCGACATCCGGCCCAAGCTTGCATGACGATGTTGCCGCTTTCGACGGCGCGACGGACCTGATCCGCGCCTGGTCGCGCGGCATCCGGCCCGACCCGGACCTGACCGTGTCGGAATGGGCCGACCGGCATCGCTGGCTGTCCTCGCGCGCCTCGGCCGAGCCCGGGCGCTACCGCACGGCGCGCACGCCCTACATGCGCGAGATCATGGATGCGCTGTCGCCCAACAGCCCGCACCAGCGGGTGGTGTTCATGAAGGCTGCGCAGGTCGGCGCGACGGAAGCGGGCAACTGCTTCATCGGGTTTGTCATGCACCACGCACCGGGGCCGATGCTGGCGGTCCAGCCGACGGTGGAACTGGCCAAGCGCAACTCGCGCCAGCGGATCGATCCGCTGATCGAGGAAAGCCGGAGCTGCGCGAGCGGGTCAAGCCTGCGCGCTCGCGCGATGCGGGCAACACGATGCTGTCGAAAGAATTCGCGGGCGGTATCCTGATCATGACCGGGGCGAACTCGGCGGTGGGACTGCGGTCCACCCCGGCGCGCTACATCTTTCTCGACGAGGTCGACGCCTATCCCGCCTCGGCCGACGAGGAAGGCGACCCGGTCAGCCTCGCTGAGGCGCGGTCTCTGACTTTCGCGCATCGCCGCAAGGTGTTTCTGGTCTCGACCCCGACGATCCGGGGGCTGAGCCGCATCGAGCGCGAGTTTGATGCCAGCGATCAGCGACGCTATCATGTGCCCTGCCCGCATTGCGGCCATGTGCAGTGGCTGAAGTTCGAGCGGCTCCGCTGGGACAAGGGCCGGCCGGACACCGCCGAATATCACTGCGAGGGCTGCGACGCGGCCATTGCCGAGCACCACAAGACGGCGATGCTGGAAGCGGGCGAATGGCGCGCGACCGCCGAGCCCGAAGACCCCGGCACCGTGGGCTATCACCTCTCGGCGCTCTATTCGCCGGTGGGCTGGCTCGGCTGGGCGCGGATCGCGCGGGCGCATGAGGCGGCGCGGGGCAGCGACGAGGCGATGCGGGCGTTCCGGAACACCGTGCTCGGCGAGACATGGATGGAAACCGGCGAAGCGCCGGACTGGCAGCGGCTGGCGGAGCGGCGCGAGACGTGGGCACCGGGTACAGTCCCGGCAGGCGGGTTATTCCTCACCGCGGGCGCGGATGTGCAGAAGGACCGGATCGAGGCCGATGTCTGGGCCTGGGGCCGCGGTCTGGAAAGCTGGCTGGTCGATCACATCGTCATCGAGGGCGGTCCCGGTGACCCGGGCTGCTGGCAGCACCTCACCGACCTGCTGGGCAGGACATGGAAGCATGAGAGCGGACAGCACCTGACCATCGCGCGGTTCGCGATCGACTCCGGGTTCGAGACCAGCGCGGTCTATGGCTGGGCGCGGCAGGTGGGTTTTGCGCAGGTGGCCCCGGTCAAGGGGCTCGAGGGCTTCAACCGGGCAAGCCCGGTGACGGGTCCGACCTATGTCGATGCGACGGTCGGCGGCAAACGCTTGCGCCGCGGCGCACGGCTGTGGAGCGTGGCCACCTCGACCTTCAAGGCGGAAACCTACCGCTTCCTGCGTCAGGACCGGCCGACAGCCGAGGAAATCACTGCCGGTGCATCGTTTCCGCCTGGAACGGTCCACCTTCCGTCTTGGGCGGATGCCGAATGGCTGAAACAGCTGACAGCCGAACAGCTGGTCACCGTCAAGAGCCGCCGCGGGTTCTCGAAGCTGGAATGGCAGAAACTGCGCGAGCGCAACGAGGCACTGGACTGCCGGGTCTATGCGCGAGCGGCCGCCTGGATCGCGGGTGCTGACCGTTGGTCTGACGCGCGGTGGCAGGAGCTGGAGCGGCAGCTGGCGTTGGAAACGGAAGGAGCGGCGACTGAGGCGACCGCGCAACCCACGCCACGCATGTCCGCGCGGCGGCGGACTGTACGGTCGAGTTACATGTCGTAGGCGAGGTCAAAGGTCCTCGGCCGTGCGCAGCTGTTCTGTCGCGTCCAAGACATCGGTCTCGTCCCAGATCGCATCGCGCAATAGGAACTTGTGGCTGTTGGTGTGCTCGATGAACTTCGAGTGGTCGCGCACCACGGCGGCGGGGATCAGCGCCGCTCGCAAAATCCTGTAGTCGTCATTGAAGAGGACGGCGGCCAGGGTGTCGAACCCGTCTGGATTGCGGATCGCAGACAGTTGCCGCGACCCGTTCCGGCGGTGAATGCGGCGTCCCTTGATCTGATACCGCGTCCCGTCTTTGCCTATGGCGTCGAACGCTTTCGCGGAGTTGTTCTCCTGCGCCCAGCCAAAAGCGGAGCAGAAGAGGTATTCGGCGAGATCGCCGGTGGGATTGTTTGCCGATCGTAGCACGTTCCGCGCCCGCAGTTCCTCCATGATCGCGACATGAAGGGCGAGGAGTTCGGCGACCGATCTGTTGTCGAGACTGTCCATGCCTTCGTTATGTCAGGGTAACGTAGTGACTGCCACCACCACGAGATGTTCGTGACGTTGGGTGGCCCGCTCCAGCTTCACGAGATGTTCAATGGCCACTATTGCTGATCTGCGCGCCCGCCGCGACGCCCTCGCCGCGCAGCGGTCCTCGGGTGTGGCCCGTGTCAGCTATGACGGCAAGACCGTGGACTACCGCAGCGTGGCGGAGATCGACCGGGCCATCGAGGCGCTGGATCGCGAGATCGCGGCCGCCGAGGGGCGGCGCATCGTGCGCCATGTTCGCGTGACGACAGCGAAGGGGCTCTGATCCATGGGGCTGTTCGATCGGTTTCGCCGCCCAGCATCGGGTGGGCCCGCTGGCGTGCGCGCCCGACTCGAGGGCGCGATGTCCAAACGCCGGTTGCGTGGCTGGAACCCGCCGCTGGAGAACATCAACTCGCTTGTGGCCTCCGGCGGTCCGCGCTTGCTGGCCCGCGCGCGGGAACTGGTGGTCACCAACGGCTATGCCGCCAATGCCTGCGAGGCCTTTGCGTCCAACATGGTGGGCGACGGCATCAAGCCCTCATCGCTGCTCGAGGATGCAGGCCTGCGGGATCAGGTCCAGCGGCTCTGGCTGGCCTGGACCGACGAGGCGGACGCCGACGGGCTGACCGACTTCTACGGCCTGCAGGCCATGGTCGCCCGCGAGATGTTCGTGGCGGGCGAATGTTTTGTGCGCTTGCGTCCGCGCCGGGCCGAGGACGGGCTGCTGGTGCCGCTGCAGATGCAGCTGCTGCAATCGGAAATGCTGCCCTTCGAGAAGACCGGAACAGCGGCGAACGGCAACCGCATCCGCTGCGGGATCGAGTTCGACGCCATCGGCCGGCGCGTGGCCTATCACTTCCGCCGCAGCCATCCCGGCGACAGCACCGATCAGCGCGTGGCAGTGCCGGAGACGGTGCGGGTTCCGGCGGAGGACGTGCTGCACATCTACCGCCCCATCGATGCGGGCCAGATCCGCGGGCTGCCGCATGTGGCGCCGGCCATGGTGCGGCTGTTTTTACTCGATCAGTACGACGACGCGGAACTGGACCGCAAGAAGACCGCGGCGATGTTCGCGGGCTTCATCACCAAGACCGCGCCCGAAGAGCCGATGATTGGCGAAGCCGAGGCGGACCTCGACGGTGCGGCCATGGCCAGCCTTGAACCCGGCACCCTACAGGTGCTGCTCCCCGGCGAGGACGTGAAGTTCTCCAGTCCCGCGGATGTGGGCGGCGGCTACGAGGCTTTCCAGTACCGGACGCTGCTCGCCGTGTCAGCCTCGTTGGGGCTGCCGTATCACCTCGTCACCGGCGATGTCCGGCAGGCCAACTATTCGAGCCTTCGGGCCGAACTGGTCGAATTCCGCCGCCGCGTGCAGCAGCTCCAGCACGGGGTGATCGCGCATCAGCTCTGCCGCCCGATCTGGGCGCGTTGGCTGGAGACCGCGCAATTGGCGGGTCGGCTCGACCTGTCCGATCCGGCGGCTGCGCGCATGGTGCAATGGATCCCGCCGCGGTGGGACTGGGTCGATCCGCTGAAGGACATCCAGGCGCAGGTGCTGGCGATGGAAGCGGGCATCACCTCGCGGCGCAAGGTGGTCGAGGCCACCGGCTACGACGTCGAGGAGGTCGACCGCGAGAACGCGGTGGATGCCAAACGCGCCGAGGCGCTCGGGCTGCGCTACCGCACCAGCCCCGGCGAGACGCAGGGCGCGCGGGCCACGCCATCCAGGCGGCCAAAACCCCGCGATGGTGATGGCGATGACGGCGAAGAGGACGCCGGGGCCGCCACGCCCGACAACACCCAACAGGAGTAAATCCATGAACAGCTGGTACACGATCCGCGCCCGGAATGAGGGCGCGGAGGTGCTTATCTATGACGAGATCGGCGCCTATGGCATTTCGGCGCGGGGCTTTCTGGCCGAGCTGGGCGCGCTTCCAGAGGGCACGGCCATCGACCTGCGCCTCAACAGCCCCGGCGGCTCGGTCTTCGATGCCGTCGCGATCCACAACGCGCTGAGCCGCCATGCCGGCACGGTCACCGTCTGGATCGACGGCATCGCCGCCTCGGCGGCGAGCTATATCGCCATGGCGGGCGACGAGATCGTCATGCCGGAAAACGCCTTTCTGATGATCCACGACCCGTCGGGACTGGTGATGGGCACGGCGGCCGACATGCGCGACATGGCCGGAACGCTGGACAAGATCGCGGCGAGCATGATGCGCGGCTATGCCGCCCGATCCGGCAAGCCCGGGATGAGATCGTAGCATT